CGATGTATCAGTTAACTTCATTTTTATGATATGATCAGGAATAAAAATTGGCAATATTTGTTCAAAGATTTGCATCATGTCATCAATATGTCTTGTGTATGCAAATAAATTTAAAGAAATGTTTACAGGTGCTTCTGTTGCAATTTCATTTATACTAGAGCAGTTGCCACCAACCTGCGTTCTGGTTGGATTTATTCTTGCACGCCTACGAGAAGGATCTGGAGCAATACTGTTTAACTGAAAACTTATTCGTGGCAATTGAGTTTCAATTCTTGTACCATCTGTAATAGAAGAAGGATATAGTAATCTTTGAATAAATTTTTCTTGAGAAGCATATGTAACTGGAACTTGAATCTTTGTAGGTTGGCCAGTAGAATTTTCATGTTCTACAACTATTCCACTAAAAAGAGATCCAAATCCAACTACTATTCTTCTTAAACTTTTATTGTAATAATATCCAAACATTTTTATCCTTATGGGTTTTGACAGTTGCTAGAAGATGGATTGCCAGGATCAAAATTAAATAAAGCAGCTTCTTCATCAAATATTTTGTTTATTCCAAATGTAGTTCCAAGAATATTTGATTTGGGTGCAAACGTATTTCCTGTAGTCACTCCAGTTGTAACATATGGTGAATTTATTGCACCAACAGGAGTTGCCATTTTTTCGTAGCTGTAAGTGAACAATTCTGCTGTTATTTGATATGAATATAGTTTTCCTAAAGGATATAGTGGATTTTCATGTTCAACAAAATTTATTTCAAATAATGATTTTGATAATGGAAAATAAATTAAATCACCTTCGCGTGGTCTTGTAATAGTTGAATCTGCGTAAGTGACTTGTTCTTTAAATCTTTTTCTTGAAATTAAAAGGGATACTTTATCTTTAATTTCAATTCCAAATTGAGTAATTACATCTGTTCCATCAAATCCTTTATATGATTGAATATACATTTCAATTGTATATGCTTTTTCAAAATAGGATGTTGGATCTTCACCAAACACCCTATCAATGTTTAATGCCTTTCTTGGAACATAGATACAATCCTGACCCATTGCTTTTATAGTTTCAATGGTTATATCCTCTACCAAATTTTGTTCAGATTGTACTGATGTTAAATTGATGTATGGATTTGTTGCCATTATTATCCTATGAATGGATCTACAGGAACTTCATATCTTCTGAGCAATTCTGTTTCAACTTCAGTTTCTTCTCTGACAGCATCTTGCATTATGGCCGCAGCATTTAATTGAGCACCACCAGGAAGAGGTATACCATTAAATTTCATTAAATTTTGAGCCCACTGACGTTTTAACAAAGCCGTAAAATATTTTTTAAATATTCTATCTTCCCAAACTTTATTGTGTTCACTACTATCAACTCTTACATAGGCTTCGATTAAAATATAATTTCCAACTCTAAGCTTTGGATTTTCTGTTTCAACATAAAGTCTGTTTGTTGTTTTTGTAAATGTAAAAGATGAAGGGTAATTAAATACATCGTTTACTAATTTTACATATGACATTGTTTCCATATAAGAAGCCATTGGTCCTTGTGGATAACCTGATTGATTAAAATAGAGACCAAAGAAATCAAATAGCGTCATTTGATATCTTAAATCAAACATATAGTCTCCAACTTGTTGTGATGGAGCATATACCTTTGATATAGAAAGAATATCAGAAGCAACAGGAGAATATGCCGTGCTACCATCTGATTTTGTTACAAGTTGAGCACCCAGAGCATTACCAAATGTTGATGTATCAAAATATTGTCTATTTACATCGTTTTGTTTAATTTCATAAGCAAATAGTGCTCTATGATTAAAATCAAAATGACGTTCTTCCATAAATTTTATAGCTTCATCTAAGCGGTCTTCCACTTGTTGTGGATCAACGTTTATTTGAATTACAGGGGCCCCCAAGGAGCGTAGCGTGTAGTCTATGAATTCTTGTCTGGAAGTTATTGCCATGATAAAATTATTTATGAATTTCCAGCAATTTTATTTAATTCATTCAAAATTTTTTCTTTTTGTTCACTATATCCAACAGTAACTTGTACTAATTGCAACTGATCTAAATCCAAAGACTCTATTTGTTGTTTTCTTTCTTTTGTTTCTAAATTATAAAAATTTGGATCATAGTTTGTAAAACCAGGCATTTTTAATGGGCAATTTAAACTTGGATAATCTAATTTTGAATACTCATTTGAGTTTCGAACTAACCAAGTATGTTTATGATCACCGCAACCACATTTTCCACAATAATGATTTATTTCATTTTTACTTTGTTTTAAATGTGGGCAGGGTGCTACATTGTCATTACCAAAACAGGACAAGACTCTTAATTGTTTTGTGGGAATATCAATTTTAGTATTGCTGATTCCTCTAGATGCAATAGAAGCAGCAAACATCATCATTTTTTGAAACATTATCACTTAACTCCATATAAAATACTAATCCCTGCAGGTAAAACATGTTGTTCTAAAAATGTTTGGAATTTAATAAATGAATTGTACTCAGAATTTTTAATTTTTATTTGAAGAACACCGTAATTACTTGTATAGATTTCGACATCAGTAATTTTAAACCCTAATAAATTTGTTATTAAATATTTAATTGCTTCTGGTGTACCTTTTTGATTAAAATAGTTTTCATCAGATTTTATCAAAAATTTTCTTAAATTTGGTAAAGTTTCTTTTAATGGTGATACAGAAAAATCAGCTCCATTAAAATTAAAATCGGCTAATGCTTCTAAAAAAATGGAATTGGTGTATAAAGGAACACGTAAATTTTCCCAATTTAATTGAGCTCCATAACCATACTCTAAAGATAAGAGCCATCTTATATAATTTTTTATTAAAGGAACAACCAAAACATTATTTGGATTTTTATCATCTTCTTTTAATATCCAAGAAGGAAATAAAGATTCAACTGTTATATTATCACCAAACCAAGGAATATTTTGTATATTATAAAATTCAGAACCATAAAGTTCTTTAGCCCGGTCAAACATTTTTTCTATTTTGACTAATTCAGTTACTGGCTGTTCATTAAAAAATAAAATCATTGCTCGTACACAACTCCAATTCCTGCCATAGTCTTGGAAGAAAGGTAATCCATCAGTTCATCTTGAGATGTTTTTGATAGATTGTTTACATAAATTTTTACTTGTCCTGGATAATCGCCATTTGCAACACTGATATCAGATTCATTTTCAGTTCCATTAATACCAGATCCAAGAATTGCTTTTTTATAATCTGCCAATGTCACACATCTAGCTTGACCAGTTGCTTTAAACATTGCCATTGCTTTTGCTTGCGCAACGGTTATTAAGGAATAACCACCTGTTGGAAGAGGTGTTGTTGCAAATGTAGTATTTGCTTTTGGGAAAATAACAGCATTATTTCCTATTCCTCCATTGCTTATAATAGCAGTTAGCAAAACTTTGCTTGTTGTAGTAATTGTTCTTGCAGAAGCAAAATTATTCGTTACAATGTAACCTCTGGGACCATTTATTACCGTAAAATGTCTATTATCACCTGTAATGGCTGTAGAAGATTTTTCTACTCTAGTCCACTTTACAGTTTCTCCTTTAGTAATTGATGATTCATAAAAACTTATTGTTTCTGGATTTACTGTGTAAGGCAATTCAACCGATTGTGTTTCATAATTATAACCTGTGTAATTTACAACTTCTGAACCAGAATACAATGTAATTGCTTTTGTTGAATCTTTATTAATGCTTTCAATATTAAAAAAGAAAGGGTCAGAACCACTAGGTGATTTTGCAGAAAAAGTACTATATTCTTCTAAAGTTGCTCCAACTGCATTGATTGTTCTTGTAGTCGAAGCTGATAAAGTTGGGGCAATGAGTACAGAACTGTTTGAAGCAATACCTAAAATAGATTCCAACAAAGTTGTTGTTGTTGCAAAACTGTTTACATAACCATATTGAGCATATACACCATTATATGCTGTAACTGTTGCTAAAATATTTAAAAGCAAATTTACAGCACTTGCATTATTTCTGAAGTCTAGATCTTTTAAATCATTTTGTTGCTCTAAAAATGTAATCAATGAAGATTTTATATTATCAAAATCCAGAGAAGCAACGTTTAAATTTTTAATATCATATGCCATTATGTTTCTACCTCAATAAAACAAGAAATATTATTTTGAATTTTTATTCCATCCAATAAAGAAAAATTAACTTCAAATTGAAGTCTGTCTTGACTATAATAAATCAAACGAACTTTTACATTTCTGATTTGAACCATTGCAGCTTCAATATATGAAGCTAAATTTAATTCCAATACAGCCTTATCATCTGTTCCAAAACTATAATTAAAATAATCTGAACCCAAATCCATGTTTGAAATGAGTTCTCCTTTTTGAGTTTTCATTACAGTTTCCATATATTGGACTATTGCATTATAACCACTAACCATACCAATATCTTTTTTGGTGGTTATAGTATTGATAGGTTCCAATAAAATTGAAAAATCTTTAATAGCCATCTAGATATTTATATCACGGGTAATTGACGGCATATGTGCTCCCAGCATTACTTACAGTGGTTATTGCAGGCACCTGTGTTAATTCTAAAGCACTTTCATGTGTTCCAGAATTAGTTATAACATGTTTGATTCCAGTTATATAATATAACCCATTAAGAGAAGATTCATAAGAAGCATAAGGAAACCCACTGATTCCATCAACATTTATT